AAGAGGGCGTTAAAAATCGCAATGGCAACATGATAGTGGTTGGTCAAGTACAGGCTAGCGATAAGCCAAACGCAAACAAGAGAATTTATCCTTACGAAATTCTAGAAGGGCAAGTAGAAAAATACATCGCAGGTCCAATCAAAGAAAATAGAGCTTTAGGAGAATTGGATCATCCGGATACTTCGGTTATCAACCTAAAAAACGTTAGCCACAACATCGTAGAGCTTTGGTGGCAAGGAAAAGATCTTTACGGTAAGATCGAAGTACTACCTACGCCTTCAGGAAACATATTAAGACAGCTATTCGAAAATAATATAACCGTTGGGATCTCATCGAGAGCTATGGGATCAGTTACTCCAATAGGTGAAGGTATTGTTAAGGTCGAGGACGATCTTGACCTGATCTGCTGGGACTTCGTTTCCACGCCTTCTACTTACGGAGCGTACATGAAACCAGTCGGTAGTCGTGGATTACAAGAATCTTACGATAGAACTATCAAATTAGAGGACAAATACTCAAAAGCCAATAGAATGATCTCTGATATTATCTGTTCGGTTAGCGGTGTTTGCTGTATTAACTAAAAATTTTTTCGGTAAATCTTATTTTTCGAGAAAATAGCTATATTTATTCGTATATGCGTTATTCTACAATCTAATATAACGCTGCACGTATAACATACACATATTGCTTCAATTACAATAAGCAATCGGAATCAAAAAACATTTACAAACATGCAAGACTTGTACAAACAAGCAATCGCTGACGCAAAGGCATTAAGAGCTAGCGCTATCGCCAACGCAAAAGCAACACTGCAAGAAACATTCGCTCCTCAGGTAGAAGCGGCTGTTAAAAGATCTTTAAGAGAAGAGCTTGAAGAAGATTTAGAAGAATCATCTGACCATGAGCCTATCGTTAGAACCGGTAGACCAAACAACAAGTTAGAAAAACACGACACTCCTTACAGTCAAAAATCTAAAAAGGACGAATTCCAAATGGATGAAGACCTTGAAGAAAACGAAGAGTTAGAAGAGTCTGAAGAAGAAATGGAAGAATCTCGCCACCACAAAATGGAAGAGCGCAAAAAGAAAAAAATGGAAGAAAAGCGCCATCACAAAATGGAGGAGTCTGAAGAAGAAGAGCTTGAAGAAGATCTTGAAGAAGATTTAGAAGAAAGCGAAGAAGAATTAGACGAGACATCTTTAGAAGAAATCTTAGGAGAACTTGAAGAAATGGACGAAGATTACGAAGAAGAAGAAGAAGGTCATCACTTAGAAGAAGACGACGAAGAAGAGGAAGAAGAGGAAGAAGGCTATCATCACGGTCTTGAAGAAGACGACGAAGAAGAAGAGGAAGAAGGCGAAGAAGAAGATCACGAAGAAAACGAAGACGACGAAGAAATCGTTTTAACTTTCGGTCAACTTAAACAAGCTTTAGCTCCATTTATCGGCGGCGAAGAAGGCATGGAAGGCGACGAAGCTGACGTTGATTTAGACGAAATTTTAGGCGAAGACGATTTAGAAGAAGACTTAGAAGAAGATCTTGAAGAAGACTTAGAAGAGGATTTAGAAGAAAGACGTCATCACAAGATGGAAGAGAAGAAGCACATGGAAGAGCGTAAGCACAAAATGGAAGAAAAGAAGCACAAGAAAGAAATGGAAGAAGCTAAAAAAGCTATCGAAGAAATGAAAAGTTCTTTGAACGAAGTTAATCTTTTGAATGCTAAATTACTTTACATGAACAAAATCTTCAAAGCTAAATCTTTGACTGAATCTCAAAAAGTAAAAGTTGTAAGCGCTTTCGATAGAGCATCAAACGTAAAAGAAGTTAAAAATATCTTCGCTACATTGAACGAATCTATCTCAACTCGTAGAAAGCAACTTACAGAAAATTATAATGGTTACGCTTCAAAACCAGCGGGTATAGCGCCTAAACAAAATATCACAGAGGCTGATCCTTTTGTTACAAGAATGCAACAATTAGCTGGTATCAAAAAATAACAAAAAAAATTAAATAAAAATCATGGCAAACTTAGTACAAAATTTACTAAACGAGTCTGCTCAAAACGCTCAACAAGCTCAGTTTACTGTAGCTCAACGTTTGGCTAAAAAATGGGCAAAATCAGGTCTTTTAGAAGGCTTGCAAGACTACGATCGCGCAAACATGGCTATCATTTTAGAAAGCCAAGCGAAACAATTAATCGTTGAAACTTCTCAAACAAATGGTAACGTTTCAGCTGCAAACGGAGCTACTTTCACCCCAGGTAACGGTGAACAATGGGCTGGTGTTGCTTTACCATTGGTAAGAAAAATCTTTGGTCAAATCGCTGCAAAAGAATTTGTTAGCGTACAACCAATGAACTTACCTGCTGGTTTAGTATTCTATTTAGACTTCCAATATGGTGGTGCTAATGGACAATCTTCTCCATTCGGATTTAACAATGGTACTTCAGTATACGGTCAACAAACAGCTAACTTCGGTAACGCTGCAAGTGGTGCTTTATACGGCGCTGGTACATTTAACTATTCATTGAACGCGTTCTCTGCTTCAGTTAGTGCATCTGCTATCGCTTCTGGATCTGCTGTATCTTTTGCGGCTATCAACTTCGATGCTACTTATAGTGCATCTTTAGCTGCTGGTCAGATCTTCACTGTAACTATTCCTAACGCTTCTGTAACTGTTCCTGGTATTAACTACAACGGTGTAAGAGCTTTCGAATTGGTTTCTGGATCTACAATTAGCGTAGCTACAACTTTAAATCAGTTCACTAAGTACACAGGTATACCTGCTCAAGGTGGTACTGATATTTTAACTTTCGTAGTTACTGGTTCTTTAACAACTGCTCAAGCTAACCAAATCACTGGATCTGCTACAACTACGTTGTACTACAACAAGATGACTGATTTCAACGCAAGAGGTGATTTTGAAGATAGAACTGCTACTCAAGGTTTCTCTGTACCAAACGCGTACAGCCCTTCTCAGATTTATATCTCAGAAGTTAACGTTCAAATGAAATCTCAAACCATCAGTGCTAAAACTCGTAAGTTAAAAGCACAATGGACTCCAGAATTTGCTCAAGACTTGAATGCTTACCATAGCTTAGACGCTGAGGCTGAGTTAACAGGTTTATTATCTGAGTACATTTCTTTAGAGATTGACTTAGAAATCTTGGATATGTTAATCCAAAATGCTCCTACTGTATTACAATGGTCAGCTAAAATCGGTAATCAAATCGACCCAACTAATAGTTTCTTCCAGTCTAACACTGCAGGAGCTTATTACAATCAGATGACTTGGTTCCAAACAATCGGTATCAAATTACAAAAAGTATCTAACATCATCCACCAAAGAACTTTACGCGGTGGTGCTAACTTCATGGTAGTTTCTCCAGCTGTTGCAACAATTTTGGAATCAATCCCAGGATTCGCTGCTGATACAGACGGTGCTGCTGACACAATGAAATATGCATTCGGTGTACAAAAGATCGGTAGTTTGAATAGCCGTTACAAAGTATACAAAAACCCTTATATGTTGGAAAACTTCATCCTATTAGGATTTAGAGGTAACCAATTCTTAGAGTGCGGTGCTGTATACTCTCCATATATTCCATTGATCATGACTCCATTGATCTACGATCCAACTACATTTACTCCACGTAAAGGTATCATGACTCGTTACGCAATGACAATGATCAGGCCGGAATATTATGGAGGTGTTCAAGTTGCGGATTTAAACATTGTGTAATTAAATTAACACTAACTCTATACTTAAAAATAAAGTGCCCCAATTTATTGGGGCATTTTTTTGTATTTACCATAAAACTCATATATTTATATAAAAGAATTCTATGGAACATTACATTTATCTGTTTACATTTCCGAACGGAAAGTATTACGTAGGCCGCACGAACGACTACGATAAAAGAATGACTACTCACAAGTACAAAGCGTCAAAGAAAGTAAGACACGAATTTTATTGGGCGATTAACAAGTACGGATGGGAAGAGATAGACCACAAAATTATAGACACCGCAGACACGTTAGCAGAAGCCGTTGCTAAAGAATACGAGTACATAGTAAAATACGATAGCATTAGGAACGGATACAACATGACAGAGAATACAAAAGTAGGAGGAAATAATTGGATAGGCCGCGAAGGATCAGAAGAATTCAACGCGTTCAAAGAACACATGAAAATAGCTATGTCAGGAGAAAATAATGGCATGTATGGAAAAGCCCACTCAGAAGATTCAAAGACTAAACTTAAACAAAAAGCAAAAGGTAGGTTTTCTCTTCCTTGGTTTATAGAAAGACACGGAAAAGATGATGGAACAAGAAAATACGAAGAGAGAAGAGACTTTTTACGCAATCGAAACATGAATAGATCCTCAGGTAAATTTTCTAAGTTATAACATACGCTTTTGCGCCATATTTATATCTAAATGAGTTACATGAGCCAAGAACTAGAGTCACAAAAAAAGAGGATAAAAGGGAACATAAAGTTCAATGTACAATTGAACGAAGAACAAAAGGCCGCAAAACAGGTCATAATGCAAAACAAAATAACGGTTTTAAAGGGTCAAGCAGGATCTGGAAAATCCCTAGTCGCAGCTCAAGTCGCCTTAGATCTTTTATTTAAAAAAGACGTACAGAGGATCATTTTAACTAGACCAGCAGTCACTTCCGGAGAAGATATTGGATTTTTACCCGGGTCTAAAGAGGAAAAGTTGGCTCCTTACACCGCAGCCATATACGATAACATGTATAGGTTGTACAACAAAGAAAAGATAGACAAGGAATTGATAGAGGGCCGGATAGAAGTGATTCCATTGGCGTTTATGCGAGGCCGAAACTTAAGCGACTGC